TGCAACATGCATGGTTGGTCAGATGTTTATCCATTTGAGATCATCCGTGTTGTTTCGCCAAAGACCATTGAAGTCAGAGCGATGATTGCTGAGTTGGATGAGGATTTTAAGCCTGATATCATTCCTGGTGGCTTTTCAGGTCATTGCGTTAACCAAAACAAGCAGACTTATAAATACAGATCTTGCCCAGAGGGTCAGGTGATGAAAGTTCGCCTCGGTAAAAAAGGTTGGAAGTCAGCCATGGGCAAACATGTTCTGTCAACTCAGCCAAGAAAGTTTTACGACTACAACTTTTAAGGTAACATTGGGGGAGGGCAACCTCCCCTCCAACTCTTGAGAAAGGAAATATTATGGTTTACAAGTTGCGTTTCGTTAACATCCCGCATGCGTCCATCGAGGACAAAGTGTTCAGGGATTTGGGTGAAGCCAAAAAGGCTGCAGAGCAGACTGGCTTTGATACTGTTGTGGAGGGTTTTGAGGCCAATGGTCGCCTCGCCTACATGTTGGCTCATTCAGTTATTGGAGGGTGGACAAAATGATTAAGTTTTTATTGAGTGCGGTCTTTTTGGTTGCATTTTCTTGGTTGATGGCTTTTACGCTGATCAACTTCATGCTCAATTGCCAGTCTTGGGATGAAAGTTATTGGACTGAAACCAGCTCATGCGTTTATCCGAGCCAGATGTTGGGGTTGGATTAATGAACATTTGTCCATCGTGCTATAACAAATTGTCAAGAAGCAGGAGTTGTTGTGGTTTTGTATGGTCAAGACCTGATCAAATTCAACCAAACATAAAACTTGACTTTATGGCCAAAGAGAGCGATCGTAAAGAGAAGAAGCAAGGATTTTATTCATATTTCTCCTCCCTAACTAGCCCAGCACAACGCTGGGCTTTTCTTTTTGGCAAAAATAAGTAATAATCATGACAGTTAGTTTAACTGCTGACCACAGAAACTAAGGTTGAAAGGCTGAAAACATGTCAGAAGAGAAGAAAAAACTTGGTCGTCCACGGAAGCCTGTGGAGCCTGAGACGATCGTAAAGCGTCCAATCAAGGATGGCCCACCCATCCAGCCAGACAAATGGGATGGTCGTTTCAAATCAGTTGAGCCAATGAAACACCAGAAAAAGGCTCGGCAAAAACCATACAAATGGAATCACCACGCAACAATCAATTGGATCATGGGACAAGCAGATCCTGTTGGTTTTCTTGCGTCAGTGATGCAGGGCAAAGAGATATTCCCTGTTTATGCAAAGGACGCAGAGGGATTGGCCACTGAGGCTGGCAAAATTGCAGCAGATCCCGAACTGCGTGTTATGGCTGCTAAGACACTTCTGGGCAAGTGCGTCCCAGACCTAAAGGCAGTAGAAGTGAAAGCACAAATTGAAGAGAGAAAGGTTCTGGATATTTCCAGATTAAGTGATAATGACCTCAGCACCATTGAAAGAGTTCTTGAACACGCTGTCATTGACGGAAGTGAGAGCGGAGAAGATGAGGAGATCACTGAAGGAGTTTACCAAGAGCTCTTGGCCAACAATTGAACCAGGACGAGAGTTTCATGACAACTGGCATATTGACGCTATCAGTGAACATTTGCAGGCAGTTGTTGAAGGTGACATTCGGAGATTGATCATCAACATACCACCGAGACACATGAAGTCTATTTCGGTTGCTGTTGCATTGCCTGCTTGGACTTGGACCATCCAGCCGCAGAAGCGGTTTTTGTTTGCGTCATACGCATCATCACTTTCCGTAAGAGATTCGGTAAAATGCAGACGCCTGATTGACAGTCCATGGTATAAAGCACATTTCGGCGAAACATTCGCTTTGACAGGCGACCAGAACCAAAAGCAAAGATTTGAGAACGACAAGACTGGCCACAGGATTGCGACATCGGTTGATGGTGCTTTGACTGGTGAAGGTGGCGACATTATTGTCATTGACGATCCGCACAATGTTCGTGAGGCTGAATCCTCCGCAGTTCGTGAGGGTGTTCTTGAGTGGTGGGATCAAGCCATGCAATCCCGACTCAATGACCCAAAGACAGGTGCTTTCGTTATAATCATGCAGCGAGTGCATGAAAATGATTTAACAGGACACATATTGGCGAATGAATACGATGATTGGGATCATTTATGCTTACCTGCTCGATATGAAATCGGGCATCCAACACCAACACAATCAAGGCTCAACTTCACAGACCCACGCACAAAAGAAGGCGAGCTCCTTTGGCCAGAAAGAATCGACGAGACAACTCTATCCAAACTTGAGCGGTCACTGGGTTCATATGCCGCAGCGGGACAACTGCAGCAACGCCCAATGCCGAAAGGTGGGGGAATCTTGCGAGCTGAATGGTGGGTTCCATGGGAAAGTAATGATCTGCCCGAGATTGAATATGTAATTCAGTCATGGGATACTGCATTCTCAACAAAAGAGAAAACATCTTATTCCGCTCGCACAACATGGGGAGTGTTCCGCAAGAATGGCCAAATGAATGCGATTGTCATTGATATGTGGTATGACAGAGTCACTTACCCAGAGTTGCGTCGCATTGCTCAAGAGGCATATTATGATTACGAACCAGATGCAGTTTTGATTGAGAAGAAGGCTTCTGGCCAAAGTTTGCTACAAGATTTAAGAATTGCAGGAATACCTGTAATTGAGTATATGCCTGACAGAGACAAGGAAGCAAGAGCCCATGCAAGTTCTGCTCTTTTAGAAGATGGCAGAATTTACTTTCCATCTGACAAAAAATGGGCTAAAAATTTAATAGACATTTGTGCAGCCTTTCCAGCAGGGGATAATGACGATATAGTTGATACTTGCACACAGGCATGGCTCAGATTGAGAAAAGGTTGGTTTGTTACTCATTCTGAAGATTACGAAGACGAGGATGACCTACCGAAAAAGAGGGTGACATTATATGGCTAGAGAACCAATCCCATTTCAACCCAACGCAATCCCATTTGCGGAATCAGCACCTGCAGACGACCTGCAGGTTGAATCATTTGGAGAGGATGAAGTTCTCATTGGCGACCCTTCTCTTGATTTTGTTGATGAGATCAGCACAGCATTTGATGCAAACTTAGCTGAGGTAATTGAAGAAAGAGAACTTGATCGCAAAGCATCAACCCTAATTAAATATTTTGACTCTGACAGATCTGCTCGCTCCGAGTGGGAAGAGCGATACAAAAATGGACTCAAGACTCTTGACCCAGATGGTGGGCTTGAGGAGTCTGAAGAGGAGCGAGCCACACGTGGCTTGAGCACAGTTGTTCATCCGCTCATCGCTGAAGCAGCAACCCAATTCAATGCAAGAGCGATCGCAGAGTTGTATCCCGCAGGTGGTCCAGTCAAAACGACCATTGTTGGCGAGCCAGACGAAGCAACTGAAGAACAGGCTCGTCGTGTCAAAGACTTTATGAATTATCAAATCACTCAGGAGATGCCTGAGTATTTTCCTGACCTTGATCAGATGTTGTTTCAACTTCCGTTGGTCGGTCAAACTTTCAAAAAGGTCTGGTGGGACGCCAATCTTGAACGGCAATGTTCAAAGTTTGTGAAGGCTGAGGACTTTGTTGTTGCACCAGAAAGCACAGATCTTTTCACCTCCCCACGCTACACCCAAGTCATCCGCATCCCGAAAAATGATTATAACAGATATGTTGAGGCAGGTTGGTATTTACCGACTAAGTATGATGGCGATGGCATTGATCCCTCAGGCTCAACAGCTGAGGACATTGAAGGTGTCAACCCATATGGAGATGACGAACAAGACGCAGTAATGACTCTGCTTGAGATGCATGTCTATGAGGCTTTTGAAGGTCTGGACGGCATTGAAGACGAAGACACCGAAAACTTAGTCATGTTGCCTTATGTCATTACGATTGATTATGATTCTGAAAAGATCGTTGCAGTCAGACGCAACTGGCGTGAAGATGACGAAAGAAAAAAGCGTAGGGATTGGTTTATAAGTTACAAGTTTCTTCCTGGTGTTGGTTTTTATGGCTTTGGTCTTTACCACATGATTGGTGGTCTAGGCAAAGCAGCCACAGGCTCATTGAGAGCATTGCTTGACTCAGCTGCATTCGCCAACATGCAAGGTGGCTTCAAACTGAAAGGCAGAGTCAGCGGTGGCGAGATTGATGTCAATCCTGGAGAGTTCGTTGACCTAGACGCAACTGTTGATGATGTCAACAAAGCAGTCATGCCACTCCCATTCAAAGAGCCAAGCAGCACTCTGTTCCAGTTGATGGGCTTTATTGTTGAGTCTGGCCAAAGGTTCGCAAGCACATCTGACATGAATGTCGGTGATGTCAACCCGAATGCACCAGTCGGTTCAACTGTGGCTTTGATTGAACAGGGCAGCAAAGCCTTTTCCGCAATCCACAAGCGTCTGCATTATTCTCAGGGTCAAGAGTTCAAACTTCTTTCTCAGGTCAATGCAGAAAATCTTCCAGAGTCTTTCCAGTTCGCTGTTTCTGGCACAACACAAACAATCTATGCGGCTGACTTCAATGATCGGATTGACATCATCCCTGTGTCAGATCCAAACATTTTCAGCACAGCACAGCGGATCGCCCAAGCACAGGCCATCCTTGAAATGGCTCGTTCAGCTCCCCAACTACATGACTTGTATGAAGCCTACAAGCGTATGTATGAGGCGATCCGCATCCCCAACATTGACGAAGTTTTGAAGAAGCCTGATGAGGCACCACGCACTGACCCGATTGATGAGAACATGTCAGTGATGTATGGCAAGCCAATTAAAGCATTCCCAGAACAAGATCACGAAGCCCACATTGCAGTTCATCTTCAGTTTATGCAAGATCCTTCTCTCGCAGGCAACCCAGCAGCCAAAGCGATGCAACCAATCTTGATTGCGCATGTCGCAGAGCACATTGCGTTGTTGTATCGTCAGCGTATGGAATCAAGCATTGGTGTGCCATTGCCGAACTTGCCGAATCTGCGTGATCCTAAATTTAAGTTTGAGGACATTGATCCTCAGATGGATATGCTCATTTCTCAGAGAGCTGCACAGGTCGTTCAGCAAGCACCTCAGATGGCACCAATCCGTGCACTGCAGGCAATGCAGCAAGGCCAAGGCCAACAGAATCCGCTACAATATGCTCAGCAGTTGGCAGAACTTGAAGCAAAATCTCTCATGGAAAGGACACAAGCAGAGATCCAAGCAGACCAAGCCAAAGCCCAGTCTGACATCCAGATTGACCAAGCCAAAGCCCAACAAGACCTACAGATCGCACAAATGAAAGTTCAGGCTGATCTTGAGGCGAAGGTCGCAAAACTTGAAGCAGATCTGCAACTTGAGCGTGAAAAGAATATTATGAAAATGCAAATGGAGGCTAATGATGGCAATGTCTGACACTGAAATGGCTCTGGCTCTTGGAGCCAACCAACTCGCAGCAATGAGGCCAGTTGATCCTGGAGCATTCAGTGGCATTCAGCCAAACATGGCTCCTCCGATGGGTGGTGCGATGAGTGATCAAGAAGCGATGATGATGGCGGGAGCGATGCCACCTCCACCTCCAGGAGCGATGAGTGATCAAGAGGCAATGATGATGGGCGGTGCAGCTCCAGACCTCAACTCTCAAGAAGGCATGATGCGTTATCTTCAAGAAAAAGTTCGTCAAATCCGTGAGCGGACAGGTGGCGGTGCGATGAGTGATGCTGATATGGGTGCTCTTGAGGCTGTCATGCAATCAATGCCACAAGGCAATCAGCCGATGCAACGCCCAGCACCAATGATGCCACAAGCAGGACCACCGATGGGAGCACAAAGATAATGGCCATTCCAGGAGTAACCCCAACACAAGTCTTGATGAGTCTTGACGAAACTGATGATCAAGGCAACATAGGTGCAGCTCTTGGATATGGCTCTCAAGCAGAAAAAAATTACAGATCGTCGCTAGGTGGCCAAATGGCTCCGATTTACGGCAAGGGTGGTTATCAATACGCAACCCTCGCACCATTCAATCAAATCTTTTCTTTAGACGATGATACGAGCGATGACACAGGCTCAACAGTTCCTGTTCAAAGACCAGTGACAGGCGACAGCGGATCTTCTTCAATTTTTCAAGACGCAGCAAAAATAGCACAAACTGCAGTTCAAAATCCTGCGGTGAATCAAACCACATATGGCCCAATCACAGGCATGGTTCAAGATTACATAGGCGACGCAAACATTGATGTCCCTTTTGTTGGCAATGTCAATGTCCCGAATGCAGTTGTCAATACAGCTCTTGACACAGTCGCTAATTTTGGAGTTCCTGGATTAGGAATACTTTCAACAATCGCCAACCCAACTCAAGTTGAGACATCTTGGGGAACGCCATTCAACACTGGTGGTGGTGGATTGATCGGTGTTGTTGGTCAGGCTTCACTCAACAATCTTGAAAACATTTATGGCGAAACTCAAGCAGAAACTCCTGGATATAGTTTTTATGCTCCTGGGGATCTTCCTGGAACCAGCACACCAATAGGCTTGAGTCCTGGATTGTTTGGTTATGGGACTGTCGTTTCAGGCAACACAGACATGATGCCACCTCAAGCAGATTTGAATAATGATGGTGTAATAACTGCGAGTGAAGTTCAGGCTTTCGCTGATCCAACTTCTCCTAGTGCGCAATCTTATGCTCAAAATCAACAATTCATAAGTGATGTTCAGTCTACTTTGGATTCAATTCAAGGTTCTTCAGGAATCACACAAAATGTTGACGAAAGTGGCAACCCTGCAGGAACAACTTTCTCTTCAGGCAATCTTATCACAGATGACACAGGATTGGTTGTTGGTGCTTTGCCTTCTGGTATGACATTCGATGACTTCTATGGCCAAGTGGAAAATCAAACAGAGCCATCAAGCAGCGTCACAACAACTCCAGATTTGACGACTGAAAGCATCGTTGATGCGATCGTTTCAGGTATGAACAATGCTGCAGCCAACCCGAATCCTGCAGGCTCTTATCAAGTTGCTAGTTCAGGCAACATCGTCAGCGATGCAGGGTCAAGCGACAGCGGGATGTCAAGTTCTGAAAGTGCAGCATCAGGCGGTTATGCAGAGACTGTTTCGGGTGGTGGTGAGTTCGGTGGGACTTCTGGCCCAGCAACCTCCGCAGCATCCTACAACGACAAAGATGGCACCTCTTCATCAAAAGACGATGATGGTGGCAGCTCTGGCGGTGGCGGTTGTGTCATTGCGACCCATGGCGTCATGACTGGTGGCTTCACATTGATGGAAAAAGCCAAAGCCGAGTTGTGGTGTCAAAAAACATATCACGGCAAGTGGTATGGCGAAGCATTCCGCAGAGGCTACAGAGCAGCAGGTCAGCGTTGCATTGATCAAGGCAAGGCTCGTGAGCACTACCAAGAATTCAAAGATTTTGTCGCCTATGGCCGTGGCGTTAAAAAAGGCTGGGGATTGGCATTCAAATATTACATGCGGACAATCCAATTTTTTGTAACAGGCTTGTTCATAAAAGGAGACTAACATGGCTGAAGTGAATGTAGAAAATATTGAACAGGCTGAAGAACTGTTCATGGAAAAGATGGGCTTTGCTCGTGACACAGAGGGTCTTGATTTAAGCGATGATCAACTGGTAAACTTTTTGATGCTTTGTCATCAAATGGAATATGGTGTTGGTGCAGAATCAGAAGACGAAGAAGACTATGACGAAGAAGAAATGTCAGAAGACGGCATGAAAGTCAAAGTCATCAAAGTCAAAGGTGGCGACATGCGTTCAATCATGGACGAAATGCTTGGCCATGGTGGCCCAAAGATTATGGGTCAGTAATGCCAGTCAGAAAAGTAAAAGGTGGCTACAGATGGGGATCATCTGGCAAAGTCTATAAAACGAAGGCAGCAGCCGAGCGTCAAGGACGAGCCATCTATGCTTCTGGCTACAAAAAGAAGAAGAGGAAAGCCTGATGGCCAAAGGATTGCACTATATGAAAGACGGCACGAAGTATCGTGGCGATATCCATAAGCATCGTGGCGGTATCATCATGACAGGCAAAACAATGAGCAAAGATTCAAAGCGTGTTTATCACTTCAAAGATCTTTCTCCAGACGCAAAGAAAAAAGCGAGGAGCAAAGTTT